GTGACGGAAACCGTACCCGATTTATACCAAGGCATCGAATGCTCCTAATTGTCTGCCTTGATTCAGGCGGTTAGTTTTGCGCAGAGAAACGGGCGGTGCCCTTGGTCGGTCCACGCAGTTGTGGCGAGGCTGTACATCATGATTTTTGAGTTCGCGTAATCCACGGCAATTCCGCAGCCACCACCGTTCGCGCCGTTGTGGCAGTGAAGCGCAAACGAGTTAATAGATATGAACTCACCTACTCCCAGAGCCTTGTCGATGCTCCACCTATAGCGCTGGCCAACACTCAATTGCTCGCTGCCTACGTATGTCCAGTTGCCTGCTGCGAATGTGACAGCAACTGGTGGTGCCCCACTGTCATATACAAGCTCGCCTCCAGGTCCCCAGATACGCATGCCGAAAGATGCAGTCCCCATGGAAGCCCATGCCGCGATGAAATATTGGCCGCTCAGCGTGCTCTGGACGTTTGATGCCTTCATTGCGAAGCCTGTCCAGTTGCCCGGTCCACCGGTAAACCACACCGATATCGGCACCTGAACGATGCCGTTTTGATCGGGCCTGATGAACACAAGCGGCGGATCAGCACTTGTTACCGCGCGCGGAAAGGTGACGTTTGCGTTTGTGGTTCCTGAATAGCTACCCTTCGTGAGCACGCAAAGCCGAGGCGTTTCCGAATCGATCTGCACGAACGAGCTGTCATTGATGCTGATAACGCCAAAGCTCATGTCTTGAACCTCACTGCGAAGCCTTTTGCGACAATGCGCGTCTGGTTGGTGTTACCGAGATTTGCTGACGGGTTGGCCGACCTCAGAACTACTTGGCCAGCCGATGTAGTCACGTAGGGGTAGGATTTGGTATTTCCGAGCGCATCGCCTTCAGCGGATTGAACATCCTGCGCTCGCGTGGGAATGACCATAAAGACGCAGTTGGCTGGATCAAATCCCGGAATACTGAGAGTGATTACTTTCGCGGTTGATCCGGACGTGTCACTGAAATCAATAACTCCCTTCCAAATTACCTGATAAGTGAACGTGGTCGTGTCCATGACCACATTCCCGTTTTCGTCCCAAACTCTGGCTCCGTAACTCATGCGGCCAAATTCCCCCACTGGTAGCGCAGTTGGCCCCTCTCGTCGTAAACCTTGCCGCCTTGGCCGTTTATTACTTGCTTACCACCACCGGCAAGGGGTGAATTAATTTCGAACGTACCGTCCTTGTTCAAAATCCACCCGGACTGACCAGCTATATAGTTTGTCGAGCTGATGTAGCTGCCTATCTTGGCGTTCGTGATCGTACCGTCCTGGATGAACGTCTGGCCGAGGAACAACTGACCATTCTGAGCAACAAACGGTGTCGATACCGCCCCGCCCGCTAAGGTATTCACCAGCGCAAACCGGTCAGCCGACATAAGGATCTGGCTTTGCAGGACCCCGCCAACGTTCTCTATCCCTGCAGCGATTGCCGCCATGACGTACTGGCCGTTGGCGTTGACTTGCAATTTGACGGTATACATCGCCGCCAGCTTTCCGGCTGTGTCCGCATAGGCGGTAGCCGTTTGCTGGATCGCTACTGTGTTCTTCGTGGTCGCATCATTTGCAGATGCGACAGAGGCAGAAAGCTGCTGAATAGACGAAGCAGTCGACGCCAGATTGGTAGTGACGACCTCCCGCAGCTCCGTGACCCGCCCAGTATTTTCGCCAACCGAAGCGGTCAGTTGCGTAACGGTGCGGGCCATCGCCTCGTTCTGCGTCGCCCGTGTCATCTGCTCCTGCACGATGCTGGCGGCGCTGTTGTATCCCTTCAACGCATCTGCCAGATCACCCTCGCCGTCGTCAGCCCGGTAAGCGGCCCGCAGCGCCTGCATGCTTGATGCCTGGGCAGTGACAACTCCGTTCAGCTCGTTGATTTCGGTGGTGTGGGTCTGGACCTGAGCAGCCAAGCCGTTTGCCGTCTCCAGCAGGTTGCCCACATCTTCCCAGTAAGCTGAATTCGGCGGCGGCGTCGAAACAGGCACGGCCTGCTCGGCCTGATATATCCGGCCATCCACCACGACCATCTGACCTTTTTCATAGGCGTGATCTGGATCGTAGGCTTTGAGTCCGTCCAGCGCATTGATCTGATCTTGCAGTTGATCGATCAGATCGATCTTTTCTAGAAGGTTTTGGCCGAGTTCGGTTTCGGTGATCTTCCCGGCCAGAGCCGCCAAGTAAGCCGACACGTCGTTCGACGTTGAAGTTGGCACATAGAGGAAAGCACTCTTCCCGTATGCATTGGACGATCGGATGAAATAGTAATAGTTGGTGTAAAACGCCAACCCGTTGTGAGTGAACGACAAGCCCTGCCCAAGGTACTCGGCCGTGCCTGATGTTGCCTTCGGATTGGTGCTGAAAAAATACTCGTAGGTGCCGCCGTTCAGCGCGTGATTCGGGTTTTGAGGAATCAGCACGATGCTGTCGAGCGAGGACTGCACTACGCAAGATTCCGGGATTGGCGGCCCCTGAATGCTCACCGATATCGTTGCTTCGCCAGACCTGGCCATAGGCCCCAGAGCAGCCACACTCATTGTGTACGCACCCGACGGCAGACCGTTGATAGCCAGCGTGTTGGCAGTGGCAGGCACAGAGCGCGACTGCACGGCATTACCGCCTTGGCGCACCGTGACCACATAGGAGGTGACGATGCCCTGCGGCGGGACCCACGACAACACGCCCTGCACCACCTCAGCAACATCGCCAGCTGCCCAGGCAAGCCCGGTGGGCGATCCAAGGCCGCCGCTTGGCAGGTTGATGAAGCCCAGCGGGTTGTAAGGCTGTCCAACGGCATCGTCGAAGATTGCCGCCTCGTACTGCTTGACCTGCACAGTGCAGCCTTCGTTGTCGCCCATCGACCAATCCGAGACGATGAACTCGCCAAGAATATTCAGTGACGGCAGGTTAACGCGCACGACACGGCCAGGCCGGCAGTTGTAGCCTGAGAAGTTCATGGGCAGGCTGATTGCCCCGCCAGCCCGGCGCTGTCGCAGGGAGATGTTCGCCAGGCGCTGCGGCTGATATGCATCGGTCACATAAGAGAACGTCATCGTCTCTGCCGCTTCGCCACCGTCCTCAAGAATCCATTCAGAAACGCTGACCTCGGGATAGTCCGTCTCGGTCCAGGACTGCTCGGGATCAATGAACGTGCCACGAACCGTGTTGATGGCGGAATCGTTCGTCGACTCGGTACTTCCAGAAACCGTGCCGATGATCATGTCTTCGGTGATCTCGAAGTCATACGGTCCGTAGTAGGCACCTGCCTGGAGCATCCAGCGGCCGCCGACGCGGATCAGCTTACCGGCGCATGACGCTTCCAGCTTCTGCAGCACGCCCGGGCGCTGCTCGTCAGCACCAATCACGCAGGAGGTACGATAGCGCTGGCTGACAGAGCCGTCGGCATTGGTCAGCGCTTCATCGCAGACGTTTGCTGCACTGGCGAATGTCTCGAAAATGATCTCGTCGTCCGGGACGTTGCAGCGGTTACGCAGGAACCAGAGGATGTGCAGCGCGGTGTTGGTGGTATAGATGTTGTTGCCGGTGCGAGGGTCGTAAATGTCGTTCCGGCCACGGACCACAAAGCGGGTGTCAGGGATGCCAGACGGGAACTTCTCGGCGCTGTACTTCAGGGTGATGCGCACGAACGACAGGCCCCGCCCGATCTGACTATCTTTCCAGTCTGGGCAGTTGGTCTTGAGGAAAGCATTGACCTCTGTCGGGTTGACGACCAGCTCATAGCTGGCGAACTCGCCGTATGTGCTGATTTCCTCTTCGCCGAGGTAGATATTTTCAAGACCATCTATGGCGCCTTCACACAGCACGTAGACGAGGTGCAGCTGCTCGCCCTCTGTGAGGGTGCCAGACTGCTCTTGCGCCCATACCAGCACGCCACCAGTGGACACACGGCCTAGGATGAATCGGATCGGCGCTTTCGACGACCTCACCGTCTGGGCGGATGGCTCGTTGTCGCGGAGTGGGGATTTGGTGTTGAGCGCTTCCTGCTGTGATGCCGCGTAAAAGGCTAGGCCAGCTCCGATAGCAGCGCCCACCGGACCGCCTTGAACGAAACCAATCACAGCGCCGACGGCGACTTGAGCAATCTTTTTAACGCCACTGCCCATTATTCAACCCCCCACGCCGCCAGCGGCTCACACGCAACGCGGGCAACACCGTCATCGGTCGTCGCCCAATAATCACCGGCCCAGTACACGGCCATGCTTCGTCCTGCGGGTGCTTCGTACATCACCACATCGCCGCGCTGGATGAACGGAACTGCCACCCTCGCAAAGCAGGCATCCCATGCAGATTCCAGGCTGCCGTGACGTTTCTTCAGCGCGCGCTTTGCACCCGCCTCGGTATTGTAGGCGCCTCGGTATTGCTCTGCGGGATCAACACCGCACACCGCGATCGAGCAATCGGCGGCGAACAGGCAGCAGTCAAATTCACCCCACGAAAAAGGCCGCCCCTGGGCAGCCTTGATTACTTCGTGCAGACGCGTGGTCCAGTCTCGATGGCGCATATCTAACTTCCGTAGGTGAAGGTCGGCGCATCCTTGGCAGACCCCCAGTAGATGGGCCATTCGGACATTTGCGCGATTGCGTAGAAGAATCGGTCGCCCTGATGCCGGGCGCGGTGGTTTTCGTCCGTCCAGCGCTCGGTGCCGGTACGGCTCCATTCGGCCATGCGGTCGATGACCGGGACGGTGATGGTGTTGCCGTCCTGGCCATTGCCCGCGAACGAGAATTTGGCGGCGTCCATCCGCCCCGAAAACAGGATGTCTGCGGCGTAATTTCCGGCCTCGTCGAACACCACGAAGATGACCTTGGCCATTCGCCCCCGGCAGCCGCGCACGTTGGTCTCCGAAAGGATGTAGGAGTCCAGCCCGCTCAACGTCAGGTCCACCGACATGGGCGAACCGGAGTTGTCGCTTTCTTTCGACTGGCTGACCTGGCCGAAATTGCCCACGCCTTCGTAAGTGATACCGTCGACAACCAGCTCACCGGTTCCCGTGTGGGCGAACACCATGCCATCGGCGAAGTCGAGCTGCACGGCGTACACCGGCATGAATTTGCCAGTGGCGATGATATCCACCACGCGCTGACTGGAAGGAAATGCTGAGGGCATCAGAACGCCTCCCTGAATTGCAATGCGCTGTTGGATACCAACGGATCTTGAACCACCTGATGGGTATCGTCTAAACGGCGCATCTCCGAGTAGGGATTGCGATATTCAACGTGCGCGCCCACGGTTAGCGTTTTTCGAATGCGCTTGTTGAGCGAAACTTGCACCCGGCCCTCCGCTGTCGAACTGGCATCCTCTATCACCTCGAACATTTCACCGCCAACAGTGATGTAGTCACCCATTGAAAACACCTTGGCGCTGGGTATCACGCCGCCGATGGTCATAAACGTGGCTTGGGAAAAACCTGACACCACTACCGCATCACCGATATCGTCGACTCGGGTACGGGTGATAGCGGGAATATTCACAGTCCCATACATGCCCTGCAGCTTCCCGATCAGCGAGGTGAGCTGCCGCTCATCCTCATCAAACAGCACGCCGAAGGTCATCGTGCATATCCAGTACGCGCCGGGGTAGCCAAGGATTTGTTGCGAGTTCGACAAAATGGAAGTGAATGCGCGGTTGTTGTAAGTGACACCCCATGTTGTTTGCGATGGCTCAAGCGATTCAGGCCAATCAAGCGCCATGACGCCTCCTTATGCTGGTACTCAGCGGTTGATCAGTTGCCGGGCTGGCCCGTTGGTTTTGAAATCGTTAAGCACCATCTGGTATGCCGCCTGTGCGCCCTCCTGGGCTGCGCGCCGGACCTCGGCTCTCGATACGGAGTCAGCGTTGCCCTGGAACGTGAAGTGTTGGGTAACGCTTCCCAGCGCGGTCGAGGTCAACGCCGTACTACCGCCAACTGCGTCACCGCCTACCATCCGGACACCCAACGAGCCGTCGGCAGCGCGCGTCAGGGGCATGATCGCCTCTGGCCCCGCCTCGCCCGCCATGCCGGTCTTGCCGCCAGCCATACCGAAAAGCGTCGGTGTATTGACGATGGAGTTGGTGAAGGCGGCGCCCTTGGCGAACTTCTGCACGCCGCGATCCCAGACACCGCCATCAGCCTGGAACACCGAGGCAATACCTGATCCCAGGCCACTGCTGGCAAAAGATGACACGGCGCCGACCAGCGCCTTGCGCACTTGGATGCGGATCAGATCATCGACGATGGAGTCAGCCAGGCTTTTGAAAGACAGCTTTCCGGTTTTTACGAACTCGGTTAGAACATCCTCGGCGCCGTCGAACGCGTCAGAAATAAGCGACTGAGTCTGTCCGGCGATATTGGCAACGTCGTCCCGGTAGTTCTGCCACGCAGCGCTCGCACCCTTCGACCAGTCGCCTTGCGCCTGATCCACCTTCTGCCAGCCGTCTTGCATGACCTGCACTTGCCTGGCGCCATATTGCTCAGTGAGTGCAATTTGCGTTTCCAATGTCTGGCGCTGCTTGTCCGTGGTGGCGGTTGCCAGCTCGGTGCGCAAAGCCAGCACCTTGTTGTTGGTGTCCTGCTCCAGCGACAGGCGAGCCTGAGCCCGCTCGGCCTCTTTGCTGCCCATGCCGACCGCCGAGGCCGTCTGCCCATATGAAGCGCTGGCGAGCGCGAGCTGACGCTGCAGATCGGCCTCGTACTTCATGGCCTCAGCCATGCCGTTGGCCGACGCCACGGTCTGGTCATACTGCTGTTTCAGCCACTGCAGGCCTTGGCCGTACTCTTCCGTGGAAATCTTCCCGGACTTATAAAGCAGCCTCAGTTCCTCGGTTTTTTCGACTGCTCATCTGCCGCCGCATTGACCGGATCGAAGCTTTCCTTGAGCTTGGCGTAGGCATCGGCCGCAGTTTTGAGCTGCTGCTCAAGCTTGTTCTGGGCCTCTTTATGTTTCTGCGCTGACTCCGTCGCAGACTTGTCCGCGTCCTTCTGGGCGTCGTAGGCCTTGGCGGTGTCACGGATCTGCTTAGCGAGCGCGCCCTGCGGATCGATCTTGTTTTCGGTAATAAACCGGTCGGCTTCCTCGAGCTTCGTCTTGTCCTTGAGCGCATGGATCTGTTTATCGAGGGTCTGTTGATAGTTCTTGCCGGCATTCTCAGCGGCGATGTCGACTTCGTTCTTTTCCTTCGTGCTCTTGGTGCTGCCCGCGATGTCCTTGGCAAGGGCAGCCTGGGTCTGGGTCAACTTCGCGGCGGCCTGCTCGGCAGTGCTGTATGCGCCAGCAGTTTCACGAATGGATCGCAGGCCGTTTTCTGGGATCGGGAACCGCTTCACCAAATCATCCACAACCGTAGACAACTGCTGGCCCGATGCGCGGGCGGCGTCGAACTCGGCTTCGACTCGCATACCTACAGTCGAGCCAAGGCCTTGCCGCACTGTCTTCTTGAATTCCTTATAGGCTTCATCCGCCGCCGCGACCGCACCCTCTTGCTCTTTGGAAATCTTGACGAGCTCCGCACCCTGCTGGTCTCGGGTAAGTTTTTGAAACTCTTCACGGATTTCCTTGAGTGGTCGCTTCAACGCATCCAGGCTGCTGGTCACCGCAACGGTGTTGTCTCGCATGGCCAAGAACGCCACGCCGACACCAATAGCCAGCGCCGCCACCCCGGCGGGGCCCCCTAGCATTGCCAGCAGGGATGAACTCGCCCGCGCCAGCACGTTCTTGGCGGCAGCGGCTTGAGCCTGGGCCGCTGCGTTGGCGGTCGTTGCTGCTGTGTCGCGGGCCATCGCCGACGAAGACGCCGCAGTAGCGATCGTCAGGCGCTGGGTAGCTGCGGCGGCCGCCGTCTTGGCTGCCGCCAGCTCAGCGTCCATTGCTGCCAGCGCGGCGGTGTAGCGCGCCTCTTCCGCAGTGCCAACGGCCAGGCGGGCCTGATAGGCGAGCGCCTGGCGCGCGGCTTGCACCTGGGCGAGTCGCGCGATTGTCTCCGCTTCCAGCGCCTGAGCTGCCGAGTAAGCTGCAACTGATTCGCGTAGTTTGGCCGCAGTAGCCGCCGCCGACGCCGCCGTTTCCTCGGCCTTGGCAATGGCCGAAGCTTTGGTAGTGGCAATGTTGGTGAGCATCGCCTTGGTAGCCGTCGCAGACGATGCGACCGCATCAATGGCGAACTTGGCGAAAGCCGCCGCCATCTTGCCGCCCAGGGCTGCGACCAGTACATCCACGTTCTCGGCCAAAAAACTGATCGTCTCGCCCAGACGCTTAGCGCCGCCGTTGTCGCTCAGGCCCTGTAGAGACTTGGTGATGCTCTCTATACCTGGCAGCAGGCCGATGGTGATCTGGTTGGCCGCCCCGGAGAAGGTTGCTTTCAAACCGGAAATAGCCTGGCCCGCAGCGACGAGGCGGTTGACGTTGAACTCTGAGATAACCGAGCCCGCGCGTTCGGCCTGATCCCCCCACTCCTTGAACCCTTTGCCGTTATTGCGCAGCAGTGGAATCAATGCTGTTGTCTCGTCGGCCATCGCCTCCATGTAGGTCGTCATCTGCTGCTGATTCAGACCGGCCTTTTCGAGCGACGTGTAGTAGAGCTGCAAGGCCTGCGGCCCGGACAGATTGGCGAACTGGCCAGCAGTTACCCCGATCTTCGGCGCGATTTCCTTGAAGAAATCAGACATCTCGCCGCCGCCGCGCTGCAGGAATTCGCCGACGCGGTCGTTGGTGTCTTTCAGGATGTCGCCCAGTTTGTCCTGCTCAACGCCGACAGTTTTTGCACCAAAGGCCATGCGCTGGAAGTCTTCGACCGTGGTGTTCGATAGCGCGGAAAGGTTCTTGACCTCTTTCGCGTAATCGATAGTGCTGGTCGTCAACGCCACCAACCCAGCGATAGAGCCAGCAGCGGCCAGGTTACCGGCGCCGATCTGATCGAATGCTGATGTGACCGCACGGCCCACCGTCTGGGCGCTGGCGTTCACTCGGTCGAAAGCGTTGTCGATCCGACCCAGGCTTTGATCGATGTTGTGAGCTGTGCTCGACACCGAGCCTTCCGAGCGGGTCAGCTCCTGGCGCAGCTGCGCCGTGGTGGCTTCGATGCGGACCAGCATGCCTTGGACGTCGGTATCGGCCACGTGTAGAACTCCGGAAAAACGTTATGTGCTGCCCTTGCCGGTGAGCGCCATGCGCAGCTTCTGCGCGACAGTCGTCAGTTTGGGTTTGGATTGGGGGCTGGACTGGGTGCTGCTGGGGAATGGGCTGGTCATGCGTGCCCACTCGATCTTCGCGTCCATAGCGAGGAACAGTTCGGGCAACGAGGTATGCCAAGCCACTTGCGGTGACCAACCGAGCCAGCCGGTGGCCACCGCATAAAGCCGATCGACGTAGCTCCCCGCCTCTACGGCGCTGACTCCATCGGCTGCTCCTTTCCCGGCTCACCACCGCGCGGGTTGTACAGGGCTGCCAGGTAATCGTTCAGTTGCGGGGTCATGTCTGCTACGCCCGCCTGCCATACCGCCTCTGCCAGGCCTTCCGTCTGCTTTTCAGTCAGGTTGGCACCGGCAGCGATGATCAGCGCAGCGCCGTCCACGCTGACCTGATGCAGCGCGCTGGCTGCGCCTCGGAGTCCGCCGAAACGCGCCTCGATAGCACGGACGGCAGCCAGGGTAGGCCGCAGTTGGTAGGTGGCCCCGCCAATGACAAGATCGATGTTGCCGTGTAATGTCTTGCTCATGGTTCACCCGATCAGGCGGCAGGGCCGGCAGCAATTTCAAGGACATCGGAGTTGATGCCCATGGTGATGTTACGGCGCACAACGTTGTCCGCTGCGCCAGGCGCGACGGTGTTGTTCATCACCTTTACACGGAAGTAGAAGGTGGTCGGCAGCACGACCGGAGTGGCCGTCGCATCACCGTCGTTCAGCGTGACCTTGATGTTGTAGTCGCCCTTGGAGCGGTCCTTGTGGGCAACCTTCACGGCCTTTTGACCCGCGTCGCCGTTGTCCAGGCCGACAGTCAGCGTCATGTCGCCAGCGTCAGCAGTGCCCTTGTACTTGCGCACGCGGCCGTCCTTCAGCGACGTGAAGGTCACCGAACTGAAGGTGTCGCCAAACTCGCCGAGGTCTTCGATTTCGCCGACGTCGACGTATACGTCCTGTTTGTAATCGGCTTCGGTATCGGCGCCGGTTTTGGTGCCGAGGCCAAGTCGGCACCCTGCAGCGGGGTTCAGATTGTCGGCCATGGAAAATCCTCCAAAAGGCACATTGGATAAAGCCGCGAGGCGGCAGATGTTGAATCAGTGAGTGGTGATGACGCGGACCGTGATAGCGCCCATGTACGTGACGCCGTCTGCATCACGCTGTGAGTCGGCGCGCTCAACACGGACAGACACTGCCCTGCCAACTTCCAGCGGCAAGGGGCGCTCATCCAGCGCGGCGGTTACCTCAGCGTTGATGCGCTTGACCTCGGCCTGGCCATGAGCATCCGACCAGACGGTCAAGTAGAGCAGGCGCTGCTGACGCTTGCGCCCGGCGATAGGACTGGTGTTGGTCGAGATTTCGCGGTCGATGGAGACATACGGCATAGGCGTGTCCAGCGGTGCACCATCGTAAATGGGGCATGACACCTCGGCCTGTAGCCGCTCGAAAACTGCGACCTGCAGGGCAACGGACGGATCAGCCATCGTTTCCTCCCTGACTGGCCTTCTTCAGCGTTCGATTCACGGCGGCGCGGATGTCTGCCATCACCACCTCTCGATTCACATCCAGCGAAGGCCGCAACCACGGATGAGCCGGCAGCGCAGGTATGCTCGGGTACTTGCCGAAAAACGTGGAGCCGTCCGACTTATTCTTGACCGACCGGCTACGGTTGCCCGCGCGCTTTTTCCCGTCGTAGCCCTTGGTGCCATATTCCAGAAACCGCAGGTAAAAGAATCGGCGATTGTCCTTTTTGCCACGAATGCCGATCTGCGCATCCAAGCCACTTTTGGAGACAAACGCCTTTAGGACGCCAGCCGCTTCGCCAGTGTCCCGAGGAATGGTCGACTTCATGGTGGCCAGGATCTTGTTGGCGGCCTCCTGCATGGCCGGGCGCAGCTCGTTGTCCACGTTCTGATGAATGCTGCGCAGCGTCCGGCGTAGCTTGAAGTCACCGGACATACGGGACCGGCGAGCCATGGGTTACTCCTTTGCCTTGTCGGCTTTCGGGGCCGGGGTGTCCTTGACCTCTTCGACCAGGCCGCGATCAATCAAGGACTTAGCCGTGGCAGCGTCCACGCTGAATTCATCGCCTGTGTTCTGGTCGCCAACGGCGCCGGACAAGCTGGCAAGTGCTCTAACTTTCATGGGATTTCCTCAAGGGTTGGGGACGTTGGTGCAGAGCAGACGCAGCATTGAAAGCTCGTTGTCTGGCAGTGCAGCCACAATCAGATACGTGACGCCTCTGTTCACCAGGCGGCAGCCTGCAATCAGGTCTGGCCGTGGCCTGACCCGGACTTCTGCGGTAACCACCGCAGAAAGCTTTTCAGCAACGGCCTCGATGCGGCCGGTAGGCAGCGTGATCTCGGCCCAAAGCTGGCCGGACTCTATCCAGGTGTCGTCAAAACCACCGGTTCGATTCTTGACCCGCGCAGGCTTGTAGAGCGTAGGGCGGTGTCGCATTGAGCCTGCTCTCATCAGAATCGCTTCCTGTACCAAAGCAGGCGGTCGACGGCCAATGGAACCTCAGAGGTAATCGTGCCGATCACAACCGCCTCGCGATTTGCATACCAATGACCTACCAGCAGAAGTACTGCCTGACGGATGTCCTTGGTGAGAGTCATTTGCTCAGGCAGCACAGGGTCGGCGTCCACCAGCACCCGGTCACAATGCTGCTCGACATGCGCCAGCGCCGCGTCGATGTACCCCTGAATCAGAACGTCCTCTTCGATGTGGTCAACACGCAGGTGCGTTTTCACCAGGGATAGCTCGATCATTTACTTGTTCTCTTCCGGCTTGGCCTGCTTGTTGGCCTTGGGAGTGGTTTTGCCGTCAACCTCTTCAGCCAGGCCTTTGCCGATCAGGACGTGGGCATATTCGTCGTCAGCCTCATCGAACACTACGCCTGCGCGTACACGATCACTGTCCGTGCCCAGCTTGGCCGCATTACCCTCGAACCCCCACAGAGTGCGAATTTTCATAACGTACCTCAAAAAAAAGGGGCCTTAANNTCTTAAGGCCCCGAGCGGATGGGTTCGATCACTTGACTGCAAAGCGGCCCTTCACGAACGCGTAAGGGCGGCGAACGGCCAGGCCAAGACGCTCTTCTACCAGCACTACACGCTGGTTCTTCACGAAGTCGTCATTGATCCAACCTACTTTCACAGTGTACGCCATGCGGTCGTACAGGCGCGCGCCTTGGGCGAACGAGCCGACGAGGAATTCACCACCGCTAGCGGCAGTACCGTCGGCAGCCGGGGTGCCCTCGTCCATGCTGTCAGACACCACTACTGGGCGGCCCCACAGGATTGGAGTGACAAGGCCCTGCAGGTTGGCGAACAGGTAGCGGTTGTCGGCATCCTTCAACAGCTCGATGTTCATCCAGTCAAGGTCAGTCATGACCACGGCATCGGCCGCACGCTGAGACTGCTTGCGCACCTGATAGATGGATCGGCGCACGGTGTCGATCGCAGTGTCACCGGTTTGGCTGAGCTTCGCGTTGAAAGCGCTGGCCTGGGTCATGATGCCGTTCAGGTTATTGCCAGTGCCGTCACCCTTGAGAATCTGCCCCTCTTCCTTGAGCTTCAAGTCGTAGCGCAGCAGCTCCTGGATGTAGCTGTACAGCTGCGGAATATCATCCAGGGCTTCATCGGTCACTGGCATCCACACAGCAATCTTGCGGACGTTGTCGGTCTTCTGTTCGAAAGTGACATCGCTGGAAGGCTTGGCCGCGCCTTCCGCCACCATGCCAGCGCCACGGGTGTGCAGCTTCTCAAGGAAATAGCTGTAGCTCTGACCGGTCACAGGCGTGGTTGGAATCAGGTCGCGAATCACCAGTTCCTGGCGCGGGCGATCTTGAATAACCGGGTCCCACTGCGTCGGCACCAAGCCCGCGCTGGTCAACTTGGTCTCGGACATGGAAGCCATGTCGGACTTGGTGACCTCGATTTCCGCCTGATTCTGGTTCTTCTGCTGCAGCGATTTGTAGGCGTCGTTGCCCTTGACGAGGTCGATGAAGCTTTTCTTCTCACCGCCCTGGCTGCGCAGCTGAATGCCCTTTTCCTCGAGCTTCTGCACTTGCTCGATGACGCGCTCCAATTCGCCTTTCTGGCTTTCGATCTTGGACTTCATTTCCAGCGTCACGGTGTTGCCTTTCTGCAACTCTTCAGTGACGTGGTCGTATTTTTGCTGCAGGCCCTGGAAGCCGTCTTTAAGTTGCTTGTCCAGGGAATCGCGCAGCTCTTTCACTTCGCTCATTGCGAATCTCCAAAATGGTGGGTGAACAGTGTTGAAAGTTGTTTCAGCTCATCCACGATCACCGTGGCCGCTGTGTCACCTTCACGGTGCACGGCGGAGTAGCCGAGCGAAGCGACGGCTGCCGCTTCCTTTTGCGAAAGGCCCATGCGATCGCGCAGGCCCTTCTCAAAAAGTCTGATGTCCGATTTGACGTCGGTAACTTTTGCTTCTGGGTTCATGCCGAATGGCACCAGCGAGGCTTCCCAGAGTTCTGCCTGCTTGATAATGCGGATGCTCCGACCCTCACGCTCTTCATATGAGGCTAGGATCGTGTTGAAGCCGATGGACATGCTGTCGAGCGTGCCCTCTTTCATCAGCTCGTAAGCATCACGCGCGTAGCTCACAGCCAGGTTGATCTTTCCTTTGATGTAGAGACCATTGCTGTCCTGGGTGAAATCTGCCGACCCGACAAGGCGCGTCAGATCGTGGAACAGGGCCAACTTCAGTCGACCGCCCCGAGTGGTTTTCACCTTGATGAATGCGCCCGGGAGAATGACGTCGTCGCCCAGGTCGACGTTGTTGAACACGGCGGCATATCCCTCGAAGTTTCCCGCTTCATCCGCTGCCTTGAGTTCGAAAGGGACTTCAAGTTTTGACATTGGTCTGCATCTCCCACCGGGTGATCCGGTTGTATTCATCTCCCGCCAGTGGCGGCAGGTTTTCCTTTTCACGGACTTCGTTAATGGTCATCCAGCCCGACCCGCCGGAGCCGCCCAGGGCGCCTCCGAAGTACGTCGCACGGGCTGCGCTATCCGCGCGCAGCAGCCCCTCGACGACAAACTCGACGAATCGATCTGTATCGCCGTAAAGCTTGTCGTTGAACTCGTCTTCGATGGCATCCAAGTAAGGCTTCAAGCCAAACGTCACGAACCCACTGGTTTGCTGCTCCAGGTTGGAGCCCATGATCGAGGTCTTGCTGGCACGGTTGGCCAGGTACAGAGGTACGCCCCAGATGCCCGCCAAGGCTTCTTCCTGGAACTGCTGGGATTCGATGAACTGGCTGTCTTTCTGAGTCAGGCCAGCCGGCACGATTTTCGGGCCGCCCTGCAGGATGGCCATCTTGCCCAGATCCTCGGTGTCGGCCTTGCGAACGTCGGGAAACTTATTCATCACCTGAGCCTGCTGCTCAGCAGTCAGGAACCCGTCGTAGATGACGTAACCACCCGTGAATCCACCCTTGCGCATGAAGCGGGCGGACCAGTCGTGCGCGGCCTTTGCCAGGCCAATGGTTTCGGCCTGATGCTCGACCGGCGACATCCCGTTGATCCCGTCACTGCTGAACAACTTGAAGTGCAGCATGTTCTCGGGTGAAACCGGGGCGCGCTTGCCATCGAGCGACACGTAATAAATTAAGCGAGAGTCGAGCGTGTCGACCGTCACATCATCCGGAGATACCAGCGTGAAACCGATAGGATCGCCACCGCTGGATCGCTCGATGATGGCAAAAGCGTTGCCGCGCAACGCCATGTTCACCACAACCGCCTTCAAAAAGTTGAGGCGAGTCATGAAAGGGTTCGGCTTACGCATGATGCGACTGGCTCGGTCCTTGTGCGCCACCAGTTGCCGCTTGCCATCCTTGTCGTCGTAGAGCTTGAGCGGCAGCCCTGAAACGGTTTCACTCAGGATTTTCACGCAAGCCCAAACGATGCTGATGTTCATGGCTTTGGTAGACGTGATCTTGACACCGGCTTTCGTTGCCTTTCCACCGACCGTCATGTCCATTTCGACATAGTTGCCGGTTTTCGGATCCTCATAGCCGAACATCCGCCAGGACAGCGGGTTGTATCAATGAGACGCCATAGTCAGCCTACAAGTCCGAAGAAACCGTTGTTTAAGTAGTCATCCATCCCGCCTTTGCTTTCGGGGTTGAGTGACATAAGGGATACCGCGTTGAAGGTGGCCATCAGCGGGTCGATCTTGGCCGAGCCTGAAGCCTGCTTGGTGATGAGGATCGAGTTACCACGCGGCTCGACTCTGGCATTGCCGCAGCACCAGGCCATCATGGGTTGGCCGCCGTGGATCAGGCCGCCCTCGGCCAGCTTGCGCTCGGTGGTCTTGATCGCGCCGCCCAGCTTCCAGCCCTGCGAGATACCGATGATCTTGTCCTGCGGTACGCCAGCCGCAACCAGCGCATCGAGCACACCACCAATACCGGCCGGGTCGACGCCGACCTGATCCAGCAGGCCGGCCTTCTCGACGCGGGCTGCGAGGTCCGCGACTTCTTCAAGGTCATCGCCGATGACTTGAACCATGGTTAGATGGCACTCTTTGGCGAAGTCATGAAGCCGTGGCGCCTCGCCCTTGCGGCGCTCGAGTACCGACGGGTGAGCCCAGGCATGCGTCCACAACAGCCACTGGCGCGTGTGCTTGTCACGCCCGATTGCAGCAAACCCAAGCAAGTCGTCCAGGCCGCCGCCGTCGATGCCGATATCGACCACTTCGCAGCGCTCGATCAGATCATCCAGCGTCAGGCCGGGCAGCTTGGCCTGCACCTCCCAGAACTCAGCACCGGCCCACCGATCCGAGCGCAGCGCCAGACCAATCTCGACATTTAGGTGCTTGGCCAGAAAGCCACGGAATGATTCTTCGCCGTCGATCTGCGCCTGGGTGAAGCCGCGTTCAATGAACGGCTCGTCCACCGACAGACCCAGATTCGGATTGGTGATGTACGCGTTTTTAACGTCACGGTGGGCGCCCGCGTCGATCATGTGTTTTGGGAATTCGTAGAGCACCGGCAAGAAAGACTTGTCGACAATCCCGCCGTCTCGCACCTGACGGGCATAGAGCAGCTTCTGCCGAAAGACGCCTGCAGGCGGCTCATCGGACTGAGTCGTTGCCCAGATGATGAAACCCTCTGGCCTTGATGCCAGACCGCCGGTGGCCTCGCGCAGCATTGCCTCGGCATTGGCTCGCTTGCCGAAGACCCACAGCTCGTCGATAAATACGCCGATGGCTTTCTTGCCCGAGACAGTTTCGCTGTCGGCCGCCACCACCTTCAGCGTCGCACCTGTCTGGTAATGAGTAACCGTGCGCAGGTGATCCTGCACCTTGAACAGGTCCTTCAGCTCATCGTCGGCTTTGACCATGTCCCGAATCGGGATGTAGGAGTTGTCAGCGATCTCCTTGGTCGGTGCCAGAATGATGAATTCGCCCGAGGTGCGCCAGTTCAGCACAAGCGCCGTAAGCATGATGCCGGCGGCAATGGTCGACTTCCCGTTCTTCTTGCTGATCAGCAGCATGAACTCGCTGATCATCCGGCGACCGCTGTATGGGTCATAGGCGCCGAAAATGGCGGCGACGAATTCATTTACCCAGGACCGCACGGTCTCGCTCATAAGCGGGCTGCCGGTAGCATCTACCATGCGCAGGCCGCCAAAGACTTCTAACGCTTCGGCCGCTTGATCAGGAAATAGGGGTTCGAACGGGATCAGGCTCTGGCGGGCAACAATGCGCTGCTCCCAATCTGTACAGGCGGTTGACCATTCCATTATTTCACCACCGACAGCGGGCCTTTACGCACGCCGAACTTGCCTTGAGCTGCGCCTGCGGCCTTGTCCTTGGCCGTCTCCTTCTTGCCGCTCTCGCCCTTTCGCGGGTGAAAAAATGGCAACAGAGCCTTACCGGCGTCGACTCGCAATTTCGGGTCAGTCTCAAAGTCGTTCATCGTCGCCAGCAGAAAGTCTTTCGGATCGGAGAAGCGCACAGCCCTCGATAGATCGAACCCCTCGTCTGGCTTTACTTCAGCCTCGCCATGCTCCCCGACAGGTGCGGCGGGTGTCGCAGATGCAGGGGGGCTGCCTTTAACAAATTTGTTAACTTTTTTGTTAACTGCCGCACCTGTTAAGGCGGCGATCACAAACGGGTCTTTCGCCAGCCTCGCCCCCGCCTGCGCGGCGCTGGAAGCCGCGTATCCTGCGGCTATGGCTGCGTCTTTATTGGACGCACCTCCCCTGACCGCATCGACAAATGCGCGTTTTTTAGGGGTGAGGGCCATTAACAAAAAATCCTGAAGGGAAAAAAATCTGTACGTGCGGTCGAGGGCGGTCTAGTGATCGAAAAACCCCATATTTTTGCCCCCCCCTCCAAAACGCCTGATCTCGCACCAAAACCGTGCAAATCACGCCAAAACCGGTCAAAACGACCGCGTTTTTGCCTCTTCGCGCTGTTTCACGCTGTTGTGGCAGGTCTTGCAGAGGGATTGCCAGTTGGATCGAGCCCAGAACAGGGACTGATCACCGTTGTGGGCGATGATGTGGTCGACTATCGAAGCAGCGACGACTAGCCCTGCTCTATCGCAGTAGACGCACAGCGGGTTGGCGTCCAGGTGGACCAAACGCGCTTTCTGCCATGCGTAGTTGTAACCTCGCTGGTTGGCTGTGGTCTTGCCCGCTCGCCATGTAGCTGGCGGCGCAGTGCTTACCCGGTCGCCTTGCGTAGCCACCCTATTGCCAAGGGTCTTCAGCCGCGCCATGTGCGATCCCCTGCTCTCCACCGCTTCAGTAGAGAGTTTCTATGCTGATTCATAGGCCACCTTGCTCAACGTCTTGTCCCACTTGCGCCGGTCGGCACATCTTGGATACTTCGTTATAATTCTGCGCCTATTCAATATGTAAGGCGCACTACCCGCATGACAGTCCAAAGCAATCAACCTAGCTGGCTCACCGTTGGCGCCTGCTCATTAGCTCTATCACTGGCCACTGGTCTCGTAACAGCAGCAATCCAATTCGGGCATCAGGAAAGCACTAACGAAACGCTTCAAGCCCAGAACCAAGAGCTACGCAAACAGCAGGAGGAATTCTCGAATATCATCAAAGACTGGCGTAAGGCGTATGACAATCAGCAGGCTCAACTGCAGACTGCTAACGCTCGCGTCCAGAATTTAGAGCGCGATCGGTGCACCCCATTAGTGGAACAAGTGAATCAGCTAAAAAATTACGTCAACAACCCATACTCTTATGGATATACAGAAAGACAAACTCCAGATCTTCGTGAGGTTATGAACGGCTATCAACAAACCCTTAGGGAAACTCTGAAAA